CTTCATGGCCTTTGACAACCTTTTTTGCCTCTGTTTTTGCAATGCCTTTAACTTTACTTGTTTCCATCATTTGCTCCTAAGTTACGCTTATTGATACTGTACCAAGACTTGTCGTTCCTACCAAATTGTTCGGTGTTAGTGCATCATCAAAATCTCTTGCCCCGCCCACCGGATACCATCCCCACTGTATATCCCGCGAGCCACCAGTAGGATAGCCACCAAAACCACTTTGATCTATCTGTAGCCCATTCACACCAGCCGTTACATAAGTCGTATCCTTACGCGGCCCTCTTAACGCCTGCGGATCTTCTACTGGATACATACCCAATAAAAGCTGAGGATGGTCTGGATCCCAGCACTCAGGACAAACTTTCAACTCATACCGCTTAGTCTTTACAACCTCAGTCTTGAGTTTTGAAAGCTTATACCGTTGACCGCACCGATCACACTCAGCAATTGCAATCCGACCAGAAGCATAGGTGCTACTCATTAGGACGTACTCCCACCAATGAATTGTTGGCGAGGCACAAACCGAATTGGCGCTTTTTCGTGATCCTCACCAGCAGCTAAGTTAAATTGCTCATCGTATGCCTGCTTCAGCATATCCATACGGGAAATTAACTCAGGCACTTTCATGGCAATGTAGTAAGCCAAACCAGCAACTACACACGGCAGGAAACGAAAATTCATATCTGCAATCTGTACGCCCGAACCAGCATCTTGAATACGACGCATACGATAGTAGACAAACTCATAAGGAGTAGAGTCATCCGGCGTAGGCCACACTGTCACAGCTGGCAACTGAGGAACAAACACCTCTGTAGCTGTTATATGAGTAGCCGCCGTAGTATAGTTTTGCCCACGGAAACAACCGCCAATACTATTGCCCGAGATGAATCCGTAGTAAATGATCTCTGAATCTAGCTTAATAAAGCCAGAAGAAGCTAATCCAACCGTAGAACTCAAAACAATTGTTGTGGCGGTGGTGGTAACGCTTCCACTTGTAGTCAGTGTAGTTGCGCTTGTTTCCCCAGAAAGGCGCTGAATCCAAACCTGAATAGGTCTGCCCTGCTGCAATTTATTAGGAATTGTTGCGTATGTAGACACGCTAATCCGTGAAATTGTCAGGTCAGCCTGTGTACTTGAGCTATTCGCGCCCGTGCGGATCACATGATCCAGCAGGTCAATAGTGTCATTTGGCAGCGCATAAGTGTTCAATCCAGCAGTTAACGGGAAAGAACCAGCTTCAATCGTCCACATATTGAGTCCACGATTTGCCCACTCAATAGTCATTAGGTTCATTGACCGGCGAGCTGTACGCAAGTCATAGCCACTACGCATCTCACGCCCAGCACGTTCCCACGCCTCTTCAGCGATCTCCGTAAACTCCATGTTAAAGAGTGATGTGCCGGTGGTATATGCCATTATCTAAATCCTGCTGTTTTCTTTGCTATGCCTTTAGGCTGGGCTACAAACTGCTTTCCCGCTGCCTTGCCTTTGCGTTTAGCTTTGGTCGTAGCAGCGTACTCAGCAGGAGACAAAGACTTGATAGCCGCTTCAGGTAGATACCTTTCACCTGTTTTTGACGAAGGCTTCCCCGACTTGGTGCGCCACTTCTGGTCGCCCCAATTTTTAAGGGAAGTCTGGGGCGCTTTCAATCTTTGTAACTCCCGCCTGCCGCTTTGTACTTCTTTGCCACCAATTGTGCTTTTCTTGCTGACCACTGACCAGCTCCCGTGCCATGAGTTGCCGCCGCCTTGACCTGAGACACAATCCGCTTACGCAGACTAGGTTTTGTGTAGTTTCCGGCAGCGTTAACTTTTCCTCCCTCAGCGTACTGAGTAAAGTCAGTGTCATCACGCCTAGCCCTCCGCACACCCTTGGGCATTTTGGAAGGATTTATTGAACCCATACCACGGCTTGCTCTCATTTTTTATTACCTTTAACTTTTTTGGCTAAAAACAATTTATCAACCATCTTTACCCGCTGAGGCTTAGTTGTAACTTTGTTGATAATACTTAGCCGCTTGGATGTATCTTTACCAGCTTCATAAAAGCCAGCTTTTTTTAAAGATTTAGCCATTCCAGCTTCAGTTTTTGAGGTTGCCATAGCATTCACCTTAACAGGCTTTGCCGCCTTTTGCGAGCATCTTGCCAACAGTCTTTCCCTTTTTGGCAATGCCATCAGCACGACTAGATGCAGAACCGCCTTTAGCGTATCCACCACCCATCATTTTTTTAGCCATGCCGCCATGAGCCATTTTGCCCTTGCCGTCTGCGGCAAAAGCTGGAACTTTTTGTCCGTCTTTCATGACCATAGGCATACCGCCACTAGCCATCTTTTTAGCGCCCTTCATCTCAGCCATCTCATGCTTCATCATGGATTTAGGAGCGCCCTTGGCTTTCATAAAGCCAATTTCTTTTTTAACCATTGCTTTAGAATCTTTCATTTCGCCACCTTGTTTAAATGTTTGGCCTTTGCTGGCCTTGCTGAACTCTTTGGCAACCTTTACAGGTACACCGACCTTTTTCGCAAATGATGGGCTATGCGCCGCAGCATCCATGAATTTCTTTTGTTTTGCTGATGCGGCAGGCATGGTTAGCACATCTTTCCGCGAGTCTTACCCCGCTGCGCAATACCATCGCCACGACGTGAGGCTGAAGCAGAGCCGCCGGAAGCCATTTTGACTGCGCCACCATGCTTCATTCCCGTCCTCGTCTTAATATTGCCGTTTAAATCACGGTATGTTTTGCCTTTATTTTCATCCGCTTTACGCGCCGCCGGGCTGACGTAGGGTTTATTTGCATAATCCATAATGGCGGTTCCTACATCAGACGCAGCTCCTTTTATCATGCGTTCATTTTCTTTACTTGCGCGACCTTGTTCGCCAAGATTAGGCTTTGAAGTTTCTTTGGGAGTAGGCGCGTCGGTTGTTTTTTTAATGTTACTGCTTAACCCAAACAAATCCGTAATATTTTTTGATCTATACGGTTTGTTTTCAACTTTTTCTTCGACTGCGGCTTTTCCAGCATTAGCTTCGGCTTTTTCTTCAGCGTCTTGCTGATCTTTTTGGTTGGCTAAAGCTTTAGTCTGTAAAGCAGCCGCCTCGGCTTTTGAAGGCACTTTAATAGCGGGAGCCGAGCCCTCACCTCTACGCCGTAACCCCTTGTCCATATTTAACAAATCTCGTAAAGATTTGTCTTCGCCATACTGACTTTTAAAGTCAGCAAGTTCTTTAGCAGAAACTACGGCGTTGCCATCTTTAATTTTACGATCTGGTTTTGGTGTGTATGCCATGATTATTTATCCTTTGTGAATAAGCTGGTCAATTTTTTCTTCAAGACGGTTAAACCGTTGGTCAATGTGGTCAGTAACCCTTGCAACTTCTGTTTTAGTAGCTGTATCACGGGCAATCTCCTCGCGTGTGATGTTTAAAAGTCTCTCAATACGTTTCACATCTTCTAGCTTTTCACGAATGAAAAACCACAAGCCACCCATCAAGGCAGACAATCCAGCCGACCAAATTGTATTGATGTCCATCAAACAAACCTACCCTTTGTTTTACCTTTTGTTGCGCAGCCGTCAGCACGTTTAGATGCGCTGGTAACGCTTCCACCTTTTTTCATGCCTTTGCCAGAAATAATCTCACCCATTCCAGCGCGAGAAGGAGTTTTGTCTTCTTTTGCGTCTTTGGAATCGTCACTGGTTAGAGCTTTTGCGCCTGATGCTGCGGCGGCAGCGCCTGCTGTGCGAACACCTGTACGGGCGGCAGCTCGGTCTTGGGCATCTTCAGTCACCTTCTTGGCGTTACCGCGCAAGTACGAGGTGTCTTGATTGATTTTTTTGAGATCGCCCATTGTGCTGGAGCTACCTCTCAACGAAGGCATTTTGCTGTACTTGGTTCCGCTGATGCCTGCACCCCCGCCGCCGCCTTCAAGCATTTGGTCATCAGTAGGTTTTTTGCCGATTTTTGCCATGATTACCTCAACATTTCCATCTTGCCAAAGAAGCCGCCTTACGGGTAGGCTTGCCTTTTTCATCTTTCATTGGCCCCGGCATACCAGACATACGGGCGCAGAAAGAATCTTTACGCTTGCCGCCTTGTGGCTGCGGAGC